TGATGCTATTAGCTGGCAGGGGAAGCATTATTTTTTAACTGAAATAACAGAGATTGACCACATGTACTATGAAATTTCAGCGGCAGAAGTTGAGCCGAAGCCTTGCGAGCTGGTTGAAAAGACTGTTGAAAATGATGAATTAAACCGGCCAGTCGCTTCTGCGCCGGAAGTAACCATGACTTTCCCGGCCTGTATGACCGAAAAGTATATGGGATTTGCGCAGCAGATTCCGCAGTCGCGGGCAGATGTACGATTTGTGCTGGTAACGCCGAAAGTAATCACCTTGGCGCTCGGAGACCTTATCCGGGTAGAGGGGATTATTTACAATGTGCAGGTTCAGCATGAGCTGGATGAGCACAAAAATGAGTATGAGATTGCCGTGATAAAGGAGGCGTGACATGGAAAGTATCGAAAAGAGCGGCCTTGAAGAGCTTGACGCAAAATTAAGCGATATACTTGAAAGAGCGCCTGAAGCACGCCGGGAGCTGCATGAGCGCCTTGCCAATGAACTGAAGCAGGAAGTCGATATGCAAATAGCAAACTCTGTGAACGATAACAACGGTGAGGTCACAGGGTGGCAGGAACCGCACGTCGGCAGCGGCGGCGGATATGCCGCGGTTCGGCCGACGGACAGCTCTTCCGGGCCTGATAGCCCAGGGGCAATTACGAACTATCTTGAAAATGGCCATGCCATTCGTAATCCGTCCGGTCGTGCCAAAAATTATCGCCCGGCTATTCATACTCCGTATGTGGATGGCCGCCATTTTTACGAAGCGACCCGCGCATCTGCTGATTCAAAAGTCATCGCCGCGGCCGATGAGTTTGCGGAAGAACTCAGAGAGAAGCTGAGCGGATGATTTCCATAGGCGAAATACGCGATGCTATCAACAAGCTGCTGATTGATAAGCTTGGCGCAAAAACAGTTTATATCGACCGGTGCCCGGTGGACTTCCGCAGGCCGAGTTATTGGCTGGAGGCAGTGCGGCGGGAAGTAAGCGACGCGAATTTCTGTACAGTGAAGGTGAAACAGTTTTTTTCAATCACATGCTTTGTCAGCAAAGACGAGTATGGTAATTCTAAAAGTATGGCATTGACAGACGCGCAGAACGCCGTGGCAGACCTTTTCGCCTGCGGATATATGCGAGTAGGCGACCGGGCAATACAGGCCAAGGCGACAACCTCAGGCTATGAGAATGACCGGTCTTTTGTAAACCTGGAATTTGAATATTTGGATGACCGCCCTGAGGAAGAAAGCAATGATTCTTCCAAGATGGGCGATTTTGAATTTGAGCTAAAGGAGTGATTTTATGGGACTGCCTGATATTAATCTGGTATTCCACAACGCGGCAACGACTGCAATTGCGCGGTCGCAGCGCGGAATCGTCGGGGCTATCCTGAAAGATTCAGCGCCTGCTGTTACTGGAGCACATGAGCTGCTGGACGAATCGCAGATACCGGCAGAGCTCAGCGCTGTAAATCAGGACTATCTGAAAAAGACTTTTATTGGATACGTAAACAAACCGCAAAAAGTGATTGCCTATGTCCTCAACACAGACGCTGCGGATTTAAATACAGCGCTGGACTATTTTGCGCTGCATAAAATTGACTATCTGGTTGGCCCGGTGGACTGCTCGGTAGATGAAGCACAGGCTATTTCAGATTGGATTAAAACGGAGCGCGAAAATAAGCGCACGCCAAAGGCTGTACTGCCAAATATTGCTGCTGACAATGAAGGAATTATCAACTTCACTTCCAGCGCAATTAAGACGGGCGACACGGAATACACCACAGCAGGATACTGCGGAAGAATCGCCGGACTGATTGCAGGTACGCCGATTGCAATTTCAAGTACCTATGCCCAGCTTCCTGAGGTAACGGATGTAAACCGCCTTACTGAAGCTGAAATGGATACAGCCATTGATAATGGTGAATTCATCATCTTCCACGATGGCGAAAAAGTTAAATGCGGACGCGGGGTAAATTCGCTAAAAACTACTACCACCGAAAAGGGCGAAGCTTTCAAGAAAATCAAAATTGTTGAAGCTGTCGATATGATGGAAGACGATATTCGGATGACGGTTCAGGACAACTATATTGGAAAATATTCAAACTCCTACGACAATAAGTGCCTGCTGATTTCTGCAATTCAAGACTATTTTATGGAACTGGAATCCGAAGGAGTGCTTCAGGCCGGCAATTCTACAGTTGGAATTGATATTGCGAAGCAGAAAACCTACCTTCAGGAAAACGGGAAAGACGTCATTAAGATGTCTGAACAGGAAATCAAGAAGGCGGATACCGGGTCCCACGTGTTCCTGTCCGGGTCTGTAGGGATTCTGGATACTATCGAAGATATTGACCTTGACATCAGCTTCTGAGGAGGGATTTAGATGTCTGTAAGTGCAAAGAGGGTCGCGTCCGGCACATGGGGAAAAGTGTGGCTGGATGGCGAGCTTGTATCAGAGTGCTACGGCTGCAAGGCCGTTATTAAGGCAAACAAGGAAAAGGTGCCTATTTGTGGCCAGATGATTCAAGATAACAAGGTGACGCATCTGGAGGCTACCGGTTCGGTCAAGCTTTATAAAGCTTCCAGCCGCATGGCACGACTGATTGGAGATAGAATCAAAAGTGGCCGCGATGTGCGCTTTACCGTAATCTCCAACCTTGACGACCCGGACGCATACGGCGCAGAGCGCGTTGTATTGACCGGAGTATCCTTTGATGACCTGACATTGGCCGATTGGGAAGCCGGGAAACTGGGGCAGGTAGAGTGCCCGTTCACATATACCGATTACAACTTCCTCGACATGATTCCGGAGGATTAAAATGACTGCAAAAACAGACGCAAAAAACACGCTTGACCTGCTTTTGAAGATGGAAATTCCAAAGCCTCCAGAAAAGGAGGTTAAGATTCTGCGCCTGAGCAAGGCCTGCGGGCAGGACGTGGTTTTCAAGCTCAAGGCTCTTCCATATGACCGGGTCGCCGAAATTGAGGATATGCACCATGCGGATGACACGCCGGTTTTCATTGTGTTGGCAGGGTGCATTTCACCTGACCTAAAGAATCAAAGCCTGCTGAAAAAGTACGGGGCCTTTACCCCGGAAGACCTTGTAAAAAAGATGCTTCTGCCTGGGGAAATAGAGGACCTGTCAAGGGCAATTGAAACATTGAGCGGGTATCGGGTAATCACCTACGATGAAGTCAAAAAAAAATAGTTTATTGCCGAAAGGATTACAGCGAAGCAATCGGGAATGCAATAGACGAAGACCCTGAAACAAACCTTATGTACTGGCTTTTTATGCGATTTAAGATATTACCTGGTACGTATTATCGCCTGCCTGAAGGCGAAAAAACAGTGATTCGCGCGTTCGCTGATTATTATGTTGAGCACGCAAAGGAGGGATGATTATGGCGACAGATGTTAGCATTGCGGTAAGCATAAGGGACAACTTTTCGCAAGCTATAACAACTATGCGAAACGCGAATCAGGCTTTTGACAAAGACCTTGACGGTACCATGCAGAAGCTGGATACACTGAACAAAAACAGATATGAACTGAAAATTGACACAAAAAAAGCTGCTGATGAGCTAAAAGAAGCAGAAAAGCAATTTGAAAAGACGGGCAGCGCCGCCGATAAGATGGCACGCGATACCGCCGCAGCAAACTATGACAATGCAAAGAGAAACTTGAATTTGGTATCCAGAAATGCAAGGCAGGCAGAAAAGAATATCCTGAGTATGACCGGGGCCGTGGATAAAGCGGGAGAACATATGTCCCGTCCGGTACAAACGCAGGGCATACTTTCAAAGCTTGCCGGAGCCGGACTTGGGCGAATGGTCGGTGCTTCGGCGCAAAATGCGGCTAATGTGATTGCCACTTCAGCATTAGGCAGCGAATCCGGAAATATGTTCAGCAATATCCTCGGAAGCACGATTTCCGGTGCGGCGATAGGAAACATGATACCGGGCGGCGCTGGTGCTATAATTGGCGCCGGAGTTGGCGCAGCGACTGGCATTGTAAACGGGTACATCAAGAATTTTCAGAAACAGGACGAATATTTTAAAAGTGCTGTGCAGGATAGCTACAATACTCTGAAGCAGGAAGAGGAAAACACGCTCCAATCCGGGATAGCTGTTGCCGGGCAGCGCGAAGAAGACCAGATTGCCTTTTCAACTCTATTGAAAGGCTCAAAAGAAGCAAAGAGCTTTCTTTCATCTCTTGTTGATTTTGGCGCGCGCACTCCGTTTGAATATGACCAGTTGACACAAATTAGCCGGACGCTGCTTGCCTATGGGTATAAGGAAAAAGAAATTCTACCGCTGCTTACAAAAATCGGAGACACCGCATCTTCCCACGGCTGGAGTGCAAGCGAAACAGACCAGGTAGCACAGATTTTAGGCTATATGAAATCCAGCCCAAAAGTAGACGCAAGAATGATGAAAGAGTTCCTGATGCGAGGCGTTGATGCTTACAGCTATCTTGCAAAAGCGTCTGGAAAGTCGCGCGACAACATCGTTGAAATGGTTCATAAGGGCCTGATTCCAGGCGAAACCGCCGCTAAGGTAATTGCGGATTATATGGGCAAAGCCAACAAAGGCGGCATGGAGCTCCAGTCAAAAACCTATGAAGGCTTAAAAAGCACCCTTGAAGATGAAGAAAAAGAACTGCAAAATACGATGGGGCAAGCATACGAAAACACCAGAAAGCCTTTTATGCAGCAAAAAATCCAATTTTATAATGGCAGCACCGGGAGTGCGCTGAAAGAGGCCTATGCACAGGAAGGCAAATTCAAAGGCTATCTGGAGAACAGCAAGGAAGAACTGGAACAGAATATTCTTTCGGATGTTGTTTCAGGAAATATAAATGGCCGGTTTAGCGATGATGAAAAGACAAACGGACTGGTAAAGCAGAGGGTTAAGCAACTGTCCGATGATTATAAAAAGCAAAGCAAGCTGGCTGCCAAAGGAGATGAACGGGCCGCAAGGCAGCAGGCAACCGATATTGAGGAGGCTAAAGTTTTAGCTGCAAATGCTTACAAAAACTCTAAGGGCTATCAGCTTGAGCTGCAGGGCGATTTAAGCCTGATTAGCAACATCCAAAGCGATACAGCTTTAAATTCAGAGTATTGGAATACCGGCAAGCGGATGGGCGAACAGTTTTCAAAGGGTTTTGCATCAACCGCAATTCCTGGGGCGAGAGCAACAATCAGCTCAATTGCTTCAATGACGGTAGCCGCTCAAAAAACTCCGGTAATTTCAAAACCTTCAACGTATCTTACAGGCTCAAAGCCATCTGGAACATCGGGTGTAAGACGGCCGGCCAGTGCGCCAAACGCATCGCGATATTTGACTGGTTCATACGGCGCCTATGCTACCGGTATTAATCGTGTGCCTTACAACAATTTTCCTGCCCTGTTGCACGAGGGCGAATCAGTCCGAACCGCAGTAGAAGCACGGTCTAAAAGCGCCGGAGGGGTAAGCGTCGAAATAAGCGGGCCTGTGACAGTCCGAAAAGAGTCTGATATTGATGAAATAGCAGGCCAGATATTCAGAAAAATCCAGAAGGCGGCACTTGTAACGTGAGGTTGTAAAATATTCCAGTTCTGCTATAATATTTTCGGGTATAATAATAGCAGGAGGGAAGTTAAAATGAAAAAGAAAACAATTGCCTTTGTATTGTCCTTGTCATTGCTTTTGGTTACGGCTTGCGGGACAACGACGCCCACGACTACCAGCCGGGCAAAGATATCAAGCACAGATAGCGTGGCAGCGTCAAGTACGGCAAGTTCAGAATCCAAAAGCAGTTCTGCATCTCCGGAAGACCAAAAGCTATTAAATGGTATTTCGGTAACATACGATGAAGATACCCTGACCGATGAAAATGGAAAGCAGCGCATGATTATCCGCTTTGAAAACAAGACAGATAAAATCTTCAGCGGCGACATTTCAGCTACTTTTTATGGAAGTTCTGACATACTCGGGTGGGACGTGTTCACAGTAAAGGACTTTAAGCCTGGAGAAAATGGAAACGGTAACGTTTATATCACCCCGTCCGATAAAAAACGGTTCGCTTATGATATTACAAATTATAAATTTTCGGAAGATAAAGCTTCGTCTGGTGGAAAGATAGATAAGTCAAAAAGTGATGAGCTGTCAAAATATATGTATGAAAGCTTTGGAGGCAGTGGAGACAAGGAGCTTTCAGCAGACTGGTATTGGTATATTAAAAAGATAGAAGTTTTTACGGACGGAGAAACGTCTTATGCGGTAACCACCATATCGACTGAAGATGAAGCGGATGCTAAAAGTATTGGAAATGCGATATTGTCAAACGCAAATGAGCAGGGTTTTGAAATAGCCGAAATAGTCGTTAAAGACCAGTCAGGAAAAGAATTATTCAGGCGAGCAAGGCAATAAAAAATTGGAATAACTCAGGCGACCACCAAAAGGCGGCCGCTATTTTTATGCTCTGGAGGCGATACTTTGAAGCGGCTCATCATTTTTAAAAATGAAGATATGGGCTCTGAAATGATTATGCCGGTTACGCCTGAATCGTTTCTGGTATCGCATGGAATTCATTTTGAAACGATTAATATCCACACTTTGGGCGACGTTGCGATTGCCGGGTACCCTACGCTGGCAACCATCAAAGTTGACCTCCTGTTCCCGGCACAAAACTACATTTTTGCGAATTTTACTCAGCTTCAGAACCCGTCGGTCTATATTACATCTTTTACAAACTACATGAACAACCGGAACCGCCTCCGCTATATCGTGTCCGGAACATCCATCAACATCCCAGTTAAGCTGGAAAGCATGGACTACGGGGAGCGCGACGGCACAAACGACGTTTATGCCACCCTGACTTTACAGGAGCGCAGGGATTTGAAGGCCGTACAGGTACAGTCAAAGGCGAAAAGTACAAATTCCAGCCGTGGCCCATCTTCTGGTTCCGTATCTTCCGTTCGGCCATACAAAATTCAAAGCGGGGATACGCTGTGGTCAATCTGCAAGAAATACTACGGGCAGCCTACCTTATACAGCAAGCTTGCTTCCTATAACGGAATCAAAAATCCGAATCTGATTTATGCAGGAAGTACCATCAAAATCCCGCCGAAGGGGAGCCTATGAATGAAGCTGCTTGTTGGGAAAACGGATATTACTCAGCTTGTAGCAAGCGCGGTGTGGTCGGGAGACTATCAGCAGTGCGCGCGAAGCCTTGATTTTAGCTTCGCTTCTTCCCCAACCGATAAAAGCATACCGGTTGTTAAATGTGCCTTAGGCAGCCCGGTAACGCTATATGAGGGCAGCACCGACCTTTTTGAGGGATGGGTATTTACCCTTGAAAAGTCGACCTCTGCGAGCACAATCGATGTGGGCTGCTTTGACCGTGGAATCTACCTGAAGAAAAATGAAGCGTCCTATAAGTTTACAAATACTACTCCAGAAGCTGTCACTCGGAGAATAGCGGCTGATTTTGGAATCCCGGTCGGCACGATTGCGGCAACCGGCTATAAATTCAGTCGAAATTTCCTTGGCGATGACCTTTACAGCATCATTGAAACAGCTTATTCCCTTGCATCACAGAAAAACGGGAAGAAATACCATATCGTTTTTCGTGGAAAAAATCTTTGCATTGTGGAAAAAACAGTGACGAATTCCACCTTAATCATTGAAGGCGGGTCTAACCTGATGGATGCCACTATGTCACAGAGCATTGAAGATTTGGTGGACAGAGTTGCCATTTACGATAAAAATGACAAGCTGGTAAAAAATGTGGATGATTCCGGGCTTATCAAGCTCTATGGAGTGATGCAGAATTACCTCAAGCAGGAGGAAGGCGAAGATTCCAACGCAAAAGCACAGAAAATTCTCCGCGACAATGATGTTCAACAGAAAATCACCATCAACAATCTCGGAAACATTGCAAACGTAACCGGAGGGACGGTTGTCGTCCATGAACCCTATACCGGATTATATGGGCTATTTTACATTGACAGCGATGAGCACACTTGGAAAAACGGCATCTATACCAACAAGCTTATAGTAAATTTCAAAAACATCATGGATGAACAGGATGCCGGGTCGCTTCCAAATAAAGATGGAAGCAAGACAACCTGAAATTTATAGCAGGTTTAAGCGCTCTATGGAGGGGTACTGATGCAGGAAAATCCATATTCCGCAATGATTAATATGATGAAATCTCAGGCAAAGGGGCAGATTCCAGCTTGGATACGATTCGGAAAAATCATAAGCCCATCTCCCCTGAAAGTTGAAATCAGTAACACAGTGCAGGAGCGCAAGGACTTGCTATTAAGTGCAAACCTTGGAGAGCTACATGCCGGGGACAGCGTTTTGACTATACCGATAAACAATAATCAGCAGTTCATTGTTCTTTGCAGGGTGGTGGGCGCATGAACGACCTTTTTCCAATGATACAGCCTGAGGCGGAAATTGAGAGCAGCACAGACGAAAGCTACCCGCCTTATTACGATGTCAAATGGGACTATGAAAAAGATGCACCGGTTTTTAAGAATGGGAATCCGGTAGTTGTGGAAGGACTTGAAGCTGTTAAGGCATGGGCTTGGCGCGCTTTACATGTTCCACGCTATCGCTATGAAATCTACAGCTTTGATTATGGGAGCGAGCTTGAAGCCCTTATCGGGCAGCCCTATACAAAAGAGCTGAAAGAGGCCGAGGCGGCCCGGTACGTGAGGGAGTGCCTGCTGATAAATCCATATATTCGGGAAGTAAAGGATGTTGAAACAGAATTTTCGGATGACCGGCTGAAAATATCCGGGACGCTTGTCACGGTTTACGGGGAGGCGAATATAAGTGTTTGAGGACATAACGCCGGAAAGCATCAGGCAGGATATCCTGGATAATATCCAGACTGGCCTTGACAAGCGCGAAGGCAGTTTTTTAAGCGATATGGTAGCACCGATTGCCGAGGAAATCTGGAATACCATGATGGCGATGAATTCCCTGATTCCAATAGCTTTTGTTGATGAAACGTCCGGAAAATACATCGACAAGCGGGCTGGAGAAGTCGGAATCACCCGAAAGCCAGGCACGAAAGCACACGTTGAATTAAATTTTACCGGGGCGTCCGGGACTATGGTGCCGAAAGGCACTATTTTTTTGACACAGGACGGTCTTGAGTATGTAACGGCGGCCGACACTGCCTTGGACGAATCTGGGGCGACGGCCACGGCCGATGCAGTAGAGGAAGGCGAAGCCTATAATGTACCGGCCGGGAGCATTACAAATCAATATAACAGCATCGCCGGGCTTTCAGCTGTAACAAATAATATGGCCGCGGAGGGCGGGACAGACCCTGAAACCGACAAAAGCCTGGTTGACAGGTACTACGCCTATCTGCAAAAGCCGGCCACAAGTGGGAATGTACATCACTATGAGCAATGGGCGCTGGAAGTCGATGGCGTGGGAGCCGTTAAAGTTACTCCTCTACAGGACGGCCCCGGAACGGTAGGCATACTGATTGTAGGCCCACAAAAACAACCAGTAGACGCTAATGTGGTGGATGCCTGCAAGGCACACATCGAAGCAAACCGGCCTATCGGTGCGGCAGTGACTGTAAAAAGTGCCGAGGGCTTGACTATCAATGTTACGGCATCAATAGCGATTGAGGCCAGCACGACAAAAGATACAGTACAAACCGCCTTCCAAAAAGCGCTTGACGATTATCTGAAAAGCATTGCATTTGTAAACTACACACTGCTTTATAACCACATTGCTTTTCTATTACTTGGAATTGACGGAGTGACAGATTATACGAATCTGAAAGTAAACGGCGGAACATCGAATATCACGATTGCTGAAAATCAGGTTCCAGTGCTGGGGACGGTGACCGTTTCATGAAATGGTCCGGGAACAGAATTGAAATCAAAAACACGCTTTTAAGGCAGTCTCATTTGGACAGCCTCGCTGTAACAGGAAAGACCCTTGAAACCGGCGAGGGTGACAAAAGCCCGGATAACCCGTATATGCTGGCAGGCGTAACCAAACTGACCATCTCGGACGGTGGGAGCAATTTGCAGACCGTCGCCCTGCCGCAGCCCCTCTACAGCCTTCCGGACGGTACGGCGGACGACTATGATGCGGTGAGCGGGCAGGGAACGCAGAGAGTAAGAAAAGTGGTATTCGACGGAGATGAAAATATCGCAGTAGGTACCATTAAAGCCGCCACGCAAGTATTTGCTATTGCCACAAACGAAACTTTTCCATCAAATGAAGTATTTATTTGCAGCAGCTTTAGCTCAGATAGACCTGCTGTGGATGTTGAAAAGATAATTCCTTTAGATACACATTGGTTTGTTGCCATTAATAAATCCCGCCTGTCCGGATGGTCAGACGATTGGACAAACGGCCAGAAAATCGCTGCCTTTAAAACGTGGCTTTCTGCCCACCCCGTCACCGTCCTCTACGAGCTTGCCGAGCCGCAGACAATTGCTGGGACGGCGCAGACCATCCCAACCTATTACCCCTACACACAGATTGTAAATGACGCGGGGGGGGGAATGACTGTGACTGCCAAACCTATCGGAGAAATTAAACTTCTCCAGATGCTACCTACCGATTACCATCACAGCACCGAAATTATTGATATTCAAAATGCGCTTGACGTGCAATCGGAGAAACTCCGCGGAGACCTTAATGATTTGCTTCAACAGTTAAATATTGAAACGGCGACGTGGGGTCTGAACCTGTGGGAAGATGCTTATGGAATTCCACATGAAGTCATGAAGCCTTTTGAATATCGCAGAACCAGAATTGAAAGCAAAATGCGGTCGCAGGGTATAACTACGGTCGCTATGATAAAAAACGTCGCAGAGAGCTTTTCAAACGGCGAAGTAGATGTAATTGAGCACCCGGCAGAATACCGATTTGATATTAAGTTTGTTGGCACACTTGGAATTCCGCCAAACCTGAATGACCTTTCGACGGCTATTGAAGAAATTAAACCCGCGCATCTGGCCTACGCATACGTTTACACTTATATCACTTGGAGCGATGTTGAGAAATATAACCACACATGGGATGAGTGGGACGCGAAAAATTTAACTTGGAACGACTTTGAAATCTATAGGGAGTGATGACATGCCGAGCGCGAATAAAACTCCAAATTATGGCCTGAACCAGTGGCAGGGTAACGAATACCCGAAGCGACAGGATTTTGTCGATGATAATTCAGCAATTGACGCGGCCCTGAAAGAAAATGCCGATGGGATAGCGGCGCACAAGGCGGATAAGAACAACCCTCACGGGGTAACAGCCGCGCAGGCCGGGGCCGTGCCGACCTCGCGCAAAGTAAATGGACATGCGCTTTCAAACGATGTAACAGTAACCAAATCCGATGTTGGCCTTGGAAATGCAGATAACACGGCGGATGAGGATAAACCTGTTTCAACCGCTGTTCAGACAGCTTTAAATGGCAAAGTGCCTACGACCCGGAAGGTCAACGGCCATGCTTTATCTGCTGATGTAGCGGTAACAAAATCAGACGTTGGATTAGGTAACGTTGACAATACTTCCGACGCGAATAAGCCAGTAAGCACAGCAACACAAGCGGCGATTTCAGCAATACTTGATTCAAAAGGCCAGCCGAACGGGATTGCAACATTAGACGAATATGGGCACCTACCAATGGAGCAGTCCAACTTAAACTTTTCCGGAAAGCTAATTGTCCACGTCAAAGCGGAAGACAGCGGCAGCGTGGCCGGAACGCGCGTGAGAATCCGCAACGAAGCACTTGGCAGCAACTATGTGCAGGATTTAGACGCGCTGGCAAACACGACGTTTAGCCTTTTGGATAATCACATATACTACGTCGTTTTGCTGGATTATCCAGCG